GTAGCCGATAGCGTCACCGGAAGAGTATTTGATCTTTTCCACGTCACTCAGACTGGCTTCAGGAATGAGAATGCGTTTGATCTTGCCGTTCGTCATGGGAATTTCAATGACCACCGGCAGGGATTCACCGTCCGGCATGGCGTGGTCGATGGTGATCGTGCCATCCGTGCCCGTTTTGACGTTACTCGTGCCGTATCGGAGCGCCAAAGCGGTGGCATTAGTCTCGTACATCGTGAACCCGTAGGTCTCGCTGTAGCTGCTGATGATGGTGAGGACGGTGCGGCCCCCATCTCGGTCACGTCCTTGGTCTTGATGTCCGTGTCGTTTTCGATGCCGTCGTCGCTGATGTAGCCGACGTTCACGAACGTCGAGTCGAGGGCGCTGGTGCCGTCGGTCGGGAGTTTGCTGGTCTTGTCGCCGACGAAGACGACGCCGGTGACCTTGGTCTTGGACAGGGCGATGTCCGCCTTGCTGCTGTTAGCCATGTTCCCCTCCTAGAGGATCATAAAAGTGTGTGGGTTTATCGGGCGTCGTCGGGCGCCCATGTAGTCATGACGGTGAGCGTGTAGCGTTCGCGCCATGGCGGGCCTGGATAAGGGAGCCGCGCCATCGCCTGCACGTCGACCGAGGCGCACTGGGTGAGCGTGTCCGGCATGTTTTCCAACAGGAGCGCCGTCTGTTGGGCGAGCCGCGCCGCTTCGGCGCGCGACTCGGCCCAACACCATACGCTCAACAGGCAGGTGACGTCGGTGAGTGTGCGGCTGCCTCCGGTCTGGTCGACGGTCACCAGCCGGTCGGGCATCGTCTCCGGCACGCTGCCCGCGATGGTCGGCGGGTCGCCGCCCGGCCACTGACAGGCTGTGAGATACCGGACGGTCTGCATGTCCAAAGGGTCGCGCATCATGTGCCCCCGAGCGAGCCGAGGGCGCGGCGCAGCGTGTCGTTCACCGCGTTGTCCGCGATGTTCTGCCCGGAATGCTCCGTCTTGTACCCGGTGCCGACGAGGGCGACGCTGCCGCGCGTCGAGTCGATGGCCGGCTCGACCTCATATTGGACGCGCGGTTTCAACGCCATGCTGTCGGCGGTGGACGCCAACCGTTCGGCCTGCGCGGTTATCGCGGCTTTCACCGTGGGGTCGCGACGGTACTCGCGGAACCCCGGCAGGTTCAGTTTCACACTGTTCGGCATGTGTCAGTCCTCTCTGCTGGTGTCCACGCGCAGGTTCCAGCGTGTCGGCGTGAGGCCCCCGTTATACGGCTGTGGGTCGCCGAGCACGGTGAGCGTGGTGCCGTCCGTATCACGGATACGGTAGCCGCGCAGAGTGTGGAATGGCCATGAGCGTGGCAGCAGGTAGACGCGTGCGACACTCACGCCGTCTGGCCACGCGTCGGAATCCTGTTGCGTCCCGTCATACGACAGGACGTCGCTCACGGTCTCCTCGGTCGTACTCCACGTGGTGTCGCCGTATTCGTCCACGCCCGCTTTCACGCGGCTGATGATGGTGATGTCATGGCCTCGCATCATGAGCCGCCCACGGTCGCCATGTCGATCGACCCGCATTGCACCGTGCCGCCGAGCGCCTTCTTCTCCGACTTGGTCAAATACAGGTCTCCTGATGGGTTGCTGTATGACCATGACTGGGTGAACGGCCCGGCGGTCTGGCTGGACTGGGTGACGCCAGTCATGTCCCCGGATTGGAGTGCGCGAATCACTGCGGCGCAGGTGACGCGCCGCAGTGACGTCTCGCTGGCTGTCTGCCAGTTGGGGCATGTCGCGCGGATCAGGTCGCTCGCGTCCGCGAGCAATGCGGTGCAGCGTGTGGTTTCCGAGTCGGAGAGCGTCCGCCACCGTGCTGAAACGTCATCAACGGTGGCGAACACGCTAATGTCGCTCATCGCCAGCCGCCTGTCACGCGCCGGTGGAGCCGGCGGCCGCAGCCTTGACGAGCGCGAAACGCTTCTCGTCCACGTACCATGCGTACAGCATCTCCAGCCGGTAGGCGACCTGGTTGTGACGCTTCAGATCGCCAAGCCCGTCTGGGTCGCCGTAGGAGATCAGTTCGAGCGGCAGGTTCTTCTGGATGCCCCAGTAGATGCCGCCGGTGAAGTCGCCGACGATGGCCTCCACGCCGGTCGCGGCCGCCGCTTCGGGCGCGTTCACGGTCGTGGTGACGCTCGCCTTCGTGCCCTTGAACGCGTTGATCGCGGTACCATATCCGAGCTCCGGGTACAGGGGATGGCCCTGCTTGTCGCGCGTGGTCGCGAGCTTGAACGCTTCCGGTTTGCTCAACGCGACGCCGGTCACGTCGTAGCCTTCTCCGTCATTGAGGACGAGGCCGATGGCCTTCTCGATGTCCGCGTCCGCGTCACCCGTATCGGTCACGGTCTTCGTGGTCGCGGTCAGGTAATTCGTCCATCCGGTCATGACCGCGCCTGTAGCCGGGTTGATGCGGTGGAACACGCCGAGGTCGAGTGCGCGACTCAACGCGGTCGCGCCCGCGTCGGCGATCGCCTGGTAGACGCCGAGCTTGCGGTCCTCGTCGGCCCAGAGCACCTCCTCGTCGAATCGGACGGTGACCTGCGCCTTGTGCGGGACGGCGGTCACGGTGCCGAACTCCACGTCTGCCGGGCTCTTGACGGCGCCTTCCTCGACGAATTCGGCGCGCGGATGCTTCGTGAACGTCACGATCTGCGTGTTGCCGAACATGAGCGGCTTGCTGGCGGACAGGGCGGCGACGGCGGAACCCGTCTCGACCTTGTCGATCAGTCCCTGCGCGAGATTCGCAGGCAGGGACAATGCGCCGGTGGTTACGGTTGTTGCCATGATATTGACTCCTTATCAGGGTTAGTGTTATCGGTTTTAGTAGCCTGCGTGTTTGTTGACGCTGGCGAGGAAGGCGGCGGCATCAGACTGCCTGCGTGGTTCCGGCGACCGCGACTGGTCGCCCATCCCGGCACGCTTGCCATCGGCCTGCGCATACGCCTGGAGTGTTTTCGCGGCCTCCGTGAGCTTGTCCTCACTGTCCGTGTCGACCAGGTTGAGCACGTCCACGGGGATGCCGGTGTCCTTGCTCACCTTGGATAGGGTCTGCTCCCACTGCTTGGCGGCGGTCAGCTTGTCCAACTGGGCTTGCAATTGGTCGGCTTTCTCCGCTTTCCCGCGCAGCTGGTCGGCCTGTTCGGCTTTCTCGTGGTTGGCTTTGGCGAGTTTCTCCCACTTGCGGGCCTGCGCCTTCCAGTCGGTCAGGTCCTGTGCAGGGTCGCCGTGCGGCTCCCCGGCATTATCAGGCGTCAACGTCTGCTGTTGTGTCGCGTCCTGCGCCTGTGCGGCCTCCTGCTGCGTGCTGTCGGTGGTGTCAGTGTTGTCAGGCATTCGTGCCCCTTCCTTTTGTTTTGCCGCCCGTGCGGGCGTCCATCCGGTCGCCGTGCGGCACCGGGTTTCGTGGCCGGTCATGGGATCGCACCATGACACGCGGTGGAGGTGAATAGTGGTTTTGAGAAGAGAAACCGCGTGTAGGGCACTAGCCCCGGCCAAAAATGCGAAACCCCGCAGAACCTGCGGGGTTGGTAAAATAAAAGCCGCCCGAAGGCGGCTTGGATAGCTAGATAACTACGGTCTTCACTAGTTCTGGCGTGAGCCCGATGTCGGTCATATAATCACATGGTGTTCCGCGCTTGATGCAGCGTTCGATCAGATCGCATGTCACGCTAGTGTATGGCCACAAGCCAACGACGTTGACAAACGACTCACCGAACTTCTCCCTATACTCACGGCACAGCCGCTCATACCTCTCATTCAGGGTTTCACCGTCCATCACATGGCCTCCTTCAGCATCGTCTCGAACATGGCGCAAGATTCAGGGAAATAAATGAGGGCTGTCTCCCATGCTTGCGGAGTTGAGATATGTGCGGCGAACATCTCGGCGAACGCCTCCGTCGCCAGATGCTCTCCGGCCAAATCCCAATAACCTTCACCAGGGTGGAACCACCCGTCACGTACCTTGCCGAGTGTTGCCCCATTCATAATATCAGACACTGCGATCGTTGTGTCACGCGGCAACGATGACAACTGAACCGCTACTAGCTTCCGTGCCTTAGATAGCGAAGGCTTACACAATTCGCTGATACGCTCGTTGCCGATGACTCCCTTTAACGCGTTCACATAATCAGCGTAAGTGATAATTCCCTTCTCATTCA